TTCATCATTAAATGGTACATCAATTAAATCAACGAGCTTAGACTTAAGGTTAATCTTATCGATCAACTTCATAGTAGCAAAGTCATGATCCTTACCGAATAACTCTGTATCGAATAAGACTTTGTAACCACGTTTGAATGAACGAATTAGTCCAGGATATGCTTCACGAATTAATCTTTCGATTCGAACATCTTCTACAACGTTAATGTACGTTCGAGGACAACCTTTGATTTCTTCATTCGAATCATGTAGTCCTTCTAATGGAGTGTATAATGCATGACCTACTTCATGACCTACTAATAGATCATATACGTCTTTACCTCGATCCTTCCATATAGGCAAACCAAGTACACGGTTTTTAACATCAAACCAAGCAGTATGATAATTGCCATGTTCAACAGTTAGATTCTCTTTTGCTAAAAGCTTAGCGAGTAGTGGATTTACTTGATACATATATGTACTCCTTTATAATATAGATATTATATCATAGGTGGGTGCTAATGTAAACATTTTTTAGTAGTATTTTTAGATTGTTTTGTTATAACGTATATAACTTTTGGTTATATGCACGAGAGTGAATCATTAGGTTATACCCCTTGATTCATAACTTTAAGGTGCCTCTCGTGACAGTACACTATTTAACCTTTGAAAAGTTCCTTTCTTTAATGAATTCGATCTTAGATCTGAACTTATTCTCTAAAACATCACCTTTATGTGAGATAATGAACACATTTGAGCCATCTTCAAGGGTATCTAGGATCTTTGTAAGGGAATCTACCCCATCAACGTCTAAACTAGAGTCAAATGTCTCATCCAGAATCAATAGATTAGTGGCTGCAGAGTTTTTCATTTTAGCTACCTGTCGCCATGTAAACAACAAAGATAAATCTATACGTTGTTTTTCTCCTTCAGAGAATGAAGCATAGTTGAATGCATCTCGATGACGAGATTTGATTGTCTCGTTAAAGCTTTCATCTAAATGGAATGCTACAAAGAAGTCCAACACTTGTAAGTATTGATTGATCATCTTGTTCATTACAGGCAAATACTGTTTAATCACTTTAGTTTTGATGCCAGTATCTTTGAGCATCTCTCCAATGACTTCATTGTATGTTCTTTCTTCAAGGTACTCTAGTTTACGTTCAGTGAATGAATCCTTTGACTCACGGAATTCATCACACTCAACCTTAGCATTTTTAAGATCACCATTCTGACTAGATAACGAATTGATTTCTTTTTGAGTCTTATCGACTTCACTTTGTAAGACCGCGATCTTTTCATTGTTTGAAAGAATTTGACCTTGCTTTTCTTTTAACTCATTAAGACTATCTAATACAAGACTAATAGAGATATTCAAATCATTCATAGCGACAGATGCTTTTGTCTTATCGGTTTGAATCTGAATAGCATTCTGTTTTAGCTCTTCTTGTTTCTCAGTCTTCTTATCTTGGCTTATGACTTGATCACATGTAGGACAATCATCATGCTCTTCATAGAACTTTGAATTCTTTACGAGCTGTGTAATATCATTCTTATATTGTATATCCTTAGACCTTAATGACAACAAACGATCGTTTAGTTTCTCATAAGTTGAACTGTCTTCAGACATACGATTAGTGAGGCCTTCGCCAAGCTCTCTAGATTCATTAAACGTTTCATCAATAACCTTTTTATGTTCACTAATGTTTTTGCGCTTATCATCGATTTGACCTTCATTCAATGATTCTAGATTCTTTATATACTTATTTTGAGTAGCGATCTTACTGTTCACTAAATCAATATGATGAGATATATCTTTAATCTCTTCTTTGATCTTACCATTACGTTCTCTTAGTAGACCATTCATCTTACTGAATATGTTAATATCCAATAGATCTTCAATTACATCTCTACGAGTGTGTGAAGGTAGTTGCATAAAGGGAATAAAAGAACTCGATCCAAGTACAACAACCTGATGAAACGATTTATGATTTAGTTTCAGTATGTTCTGTTCAAGGAACTTCTGATAATCACGAGCACTTGAAGACTGATTAATAAGATTGCCGTTCTGATAGATTTCAAACTTTCCAGGTTTAATTGCCCTATGAATTCTAAAATCAGATGCTCCAATCTTAAACTCTACTTCAACTACACAATGTTTCTTATTAATAGAGTTGATCAACTGATCTTTCTTAATATCTCTATGTGGTTTACCAAAGAGACCAAACGATAACGCATCAAGTAAAGTAGATTTACCTGCACCATTTTGACCAACGATTAGAGTTGTTGGACTTCTATCAAATTGAATCTCTGTAAATTCATTACCAGTCGATAGAAGATTCTTCCATCTACATAATTTAAAGTGTATCATACAACCTCAATGTTTTGTGCTTCGGTATATAGTTCCCGTAGCTTCATTTTAATATTATCTTTATCTAGATCTGTTTCGACCGCATCAACATATGTATCAAGCAAGTCCTTTGTATCTTCCAAAGAGACCTTATCATCATCAACACTTGAACCAACAAACTCTTCAAAGTTCTCAGCGATCTTTAATTCATGTAACTCAATGCTCTGCAATCGATCAATGAACTTATCAAACTGATACAGGTCTGTCTTATTGACAACCAATACTTTGATAAACTTATGTCGATATTGCTCTACATCTATACTATTATAATCTATTTTCTCGTCATTGTAAACGATTTTTTCAAACATTGTAATAGGATTACGTACAGGAGTAATCTCACGTGTTTCAGTATCGAGTATATGGAAGAACTTAGGATCATCAACATCACTCCAAGTAAACTCCATTTGAGAACCAAGATAGTGTACATTACCTTTATTTGATTTCGTATGGAAGTGACCTGACATGACCATTTCAAATCTCTTAAATAAATCAGCCGTCATACCGTGTGGATTAGGCATGCCTTTATACATGTCAAATCCTAATAACTCTAAATGGGCACCAAGCATAGGAGCTTTACAGTTGGCAATAAAGTCGGTGTACTCTTTATAATTAGCGTTATTAATCCACGGTACGACAGCTACACCTAGACCGTCATAGTCCAACACAGTTGGCTTCATTATGATATTTACGTTTGTTGTAAAGTAACCAAGCAACTCTTTAAGAGAACATAGCTCATTGGTATTCTTATAGAACACATCATGGTTACCAGGGATAATATCCATAGTGATACCATTATCTCTAAGTGGCTCTAAGAATACTTTACGATTCTGATTAAGAGCTTTAAAGTTAACGAACTTCCTATGTTCGTAGTAGTCACCAAGATGCAATATATTCTTAATGTTATGTTCTTTCAAGTAAGGAAAGAAGATCTCAGAATAAAATCGTTCTTGATAGTTTAAGAATATATCTGATGAGTTACGTACACCGCAATGTGTATCATTCAAAATAGCTACTTTCATTATTATACCATAAATAGTTCTAGTTTCTTTGCTGTGGCTTTCTCTTCCTTAGCAAATTGTTTAACTGCTTCGTCTTTCGTTTTGATTTGATCGATGCGACCTTTAAGCTGATCAACATACGCTCGTGTATCAGATGCGGCTTGAGGATCCATACCCATATCCATAAAATCTTCAACACCCATGCGTTCAATGAATCGATGCTTTATGTCTTGTTGTTTCTTCTCTTTAGTGATACGTCGAATAAAAGCAAAGAAGCAAATCTGAGTAAAGTATGAGAATGCATTAGGGTTACCAGTACGAGTAGCCGTTTCAATCTTATAGTTACGAATAGCTCTTAAACAGTTTTCAACAGCATCCATTACCATCTCATCTCGATATGTGTACCGAACAAAGTTCGGTCTGTGAGACAGTCCTTCGGATATCTTCATAAAGCATGTTGCAATATAATCAGTAACCTTTGGTGGTACTTCATCTTTTTCAATTGCTTCATTCACTAATTTAACATAATCAACAACAGCATATGAGAATTCTCTGTTGTTTACGTAATGTGGTTTTTCTTTTGGTTTAAGTTTTTTAGTCATATATTATCTCCGTAAGAGTATATTATATCATACTTTTGATGAAAAGTAAACAGGTAAAAATAATTAAAATAAAGGTTTACATTTGTGTGAAAGTATGATATAATAATAGAGTATACCGGGGAGGCAGGGGTATACTAATATTAATGTACTGTATCGGTTGTATCTGGTATCAGATTAAGAGTATCATCTTCATCTTCATATGGATTATCAAGATAAGATTGACTTGCTTGATCTAGAGTTACTGCAAACTTAATGTATGTTTCTTTTATTGAATCAGCAACAACAGCATGTGCAACTACCATCGATTTGTCGATGGTAAACGTGTTAGTTAATGAGAGATCAAACCATGGTACTAGGTTAAACGCATCAGTTTTAATTGGGTTCACGATCACTTTAAATGGTCTATCAATCATAAAGTTTGTTTCATTAATAGATTCTACTAGGCAAATAATCTCATCGCCATTCATCAGTTTAAATTGGCGTATATTCACATCGGCCATTACTTTTTCAACATCACTCATATTTTAATCTCATATACTTTGTATTTAAACTTCTCTTTACTATATATCTTTATTCGTTCTGCTGCATGATTTAACGTATAATTCTTTTTGCTTTTCCAATGTAAATCATCAGCTATATCAAATACCTTTGTAGCTTTACCATCAGTCGACTTACGTAATCCTCTACCAATCGATTGAAGTACTCGTACCTGTGACTTCGATGGTGAAGCAAAGATTATGTTGTTCAATCTTTTTATATTTATACCTGTAGAAAACGTACCAACTGAAGCTACGATTATTGCATCGGATTCTCCTTCAGTGATCGCTCGTATATTCTCTCTATCATCTACTCCAGTCTCACCAGATACGTAGAATAATTTACGATTGGTTCTACCCATCTCTTCTAATTTCTTTGTTAATATATCATGTAATGGTTTACCATGCTTATCAACATACTGAAAGAGTATAAGAGTATTACCATCTTGATCTAGTGCTAGGTTTGATATAAACTGATTGCGAGGATCATGTCTTACAATGAAGTCCATCTCTTCTTGATACTTAACCTTTGAGATTTGTTTACAGTATTCATCAGCATACTTTAATAACAATACAGATACGTTTAAATCAGCCAAGTCTTTCGAATCCATCAAAGCTTTAGTTGTAGTTACCTTATGTACTGGGCCAAACAAACCTTCTAATACTAACTGATGAGTCTGTGTCCCATCTAAAGTACCAGTCGTACCAATTCTGTATTTAGCATTACAACACTTCTCGAGTATTGATGTTAATGATTTAGCTTTAAAGTTATGTGCTTCATCACCTATAACCATACCATAATCTGCAAACCATGGTGCACGTTCCTTATATATCGATTGCCATGTACTAATCACTACTCGTTGTTTTATATCATACTTCTCTTTACCACCATAAATCTTATGACAGTTTTCATCTACGTTCCATTCATCATATTGGCTATAATCGCCAAAGTCTGAATACATTTGTTCAACTAAAGAAGTAGTCGGAACAATCAATAGGATATTACCTTCATTATATGTGCTTAGATAATAACGTATTGCCATGTATATAATCAAAGACTTACCAGAAGCTGTCGGTGAAAGCAATAATGATTGTCTATTACTTAACGCATGTTCAACAGCATCTTGTTGATATTGGCGAGCTTCAATTTTATTACCGCCAGCAGTAAGGTGGATTTCTGATAACAAAGCAGGAACATCAATATCTTGAATAGTATCAGGTCGGCCGTAGTAATCATTATCTTCTACGATAACTTCATAATCACGAGCTTGAGCAAACTCGTACATATACTTAAATAGTCCACTATACAGTTGCTTCTTACGTGTATCAAATAATCGTATCTTACCATCCCACATACGATTCTTATATGCTGGCATGAATTTGTATCCAGGAACAAAGAAACAAAAATGATCTGCTAGTTCCATTTCAATTCCAGGATCAGTTTGTATGTTAAGAAATACGTGATTACTTTTTGATACGATTATCTTATCCATTATACTCCACTTGTAAACTTACGCCACTCAATCATATTCTTGATATTTTGATGACGCCACTTGATGTTCTCTAAGATCTCTTTTAAGGTCTTATCAAACTCTTCAAGGTATTCAATTTTTGATTGTGCTTCTTGTATGACAGGATCAGAGTCATAGAATTTATCCATATCTCCTTTCAGTACTGTAAGACCTTTAAGCGGATCATAATCCCAACCAAGATCATCCATCTCTTGCTTAGATAGTTTACCGTTATAATGTAACCACTTATTCTTAAGCAATACTTTAAACTCAGCTTCACGCCGTCTTAACGTAAGCTTATTGATACTCATAATCTCTAAGTATTTGCCGTGTAGTTTTGCCGAATCTCGGGAAGATTCGTCTAATTGCATTTCATCAATAACGCAATCTTTTTGCCACATTTCTAGAATGGACTTTAAATCAATCATATAGTCTTAACCTTTTCAATCAGTGTTATATTATATATATGTTCTATTTTATCTCAAAATAACTATACTTAAACGTTACTTCAGCAGTAAGATATTCAATACCGCTTTGAACATCAAACTCTAAACCAGATAAGGAAGTTGGAAAACAATCTTTAAATTGGACTTCTTTTGTCTTATTATTATGTGAATTTAGTATGATGAGAGTAGCATCACTCTGAACACCACTAATATCACTACCGTTAACTATATCATTCATCCAATTAAATGTTTCAAGATAGTTTTCCATATTTTCTGTAACATTAAATCTTACGGTCAAATCATCAAAGGTTATACGATCACCGATAAATCCAATATTAGCACCTTTAAATGGAACAGAGGCTTCAGACATACTAATTCCAGGTAAGGCTGTTGCAGTACAAAAGTATTCTAAGTTAGGGTACTTTTGATAATCCATCTTTAGTTGAAAGCCAACAGGGCTTAAAAAGTTTTTGTTTTGTGTAACTGGCATAATTAATCTCCGTTATAACTTTATTTATACACAAAAAAAAGAGGATCCGAAGATCCCCTTTTCTAATTTACTTCGAAGAAGCTATTATTGGTTATACACCAGTAATAACACTACGACGGAAGTAAGGGTTAGTACGTGCAGCAACTGTACCTAGATTCTCTGTGATAGCATTATCTGACTCAACAGCGAATGGATTAGAAACTAAACCATAACGAGTCTTGAAACCAACTTTAGGTTGGAAAGTACCAGCATTAACAGCTTTAAGCATAGTTAATGGAACGTATGGGCAGTAGAAGATACCTGCGTCATAAGAGTTAGTACCTTTATAACCAACAGTAGCATAGTTATGTGAAGCATAAGCATCAACATAAACTTTCAT